TTGATGTATATGCGCTATTTAATATTTGTAATGAACCAAGAATATTTAATCTAAAATATTTATTTGGATTAGTTGCTGAGCCGGTTGCGTTTGTTGCTTGAAGAAAATCAATAAATCCTGCACCACCTTTTGTTCCTGAGCCTGATACTATTAAAGCAACTGACGCAGGACCTGCAGAGCCTGATGGAACTATTTCTATTGCTCCATTAAATATATCTAATTTATAGTTTGGATTAATAGTTCCTAACCCGATATTACCACTACTACTTACTAATAATATACCATTAACACCTCCAGAATCAACTCTTATTAAGTTTTGAGATGTTGAACCTGTAATATATAATCCTCCTGATACTGCTCCTAAACTATTAATTTGTAATCTATATCCATTATCAACATAAGCAGGTGTACTACCACTTTGTAAACGTAAATTCGCGGCTGGCCCATACCACTGGGCTACAGTTTGACTCGTATTATTAATAATTGACATAGGAGTTGATGAACCCATGTTTATATTATTAAACAATCCTGTATTTCCATTAACTGTACCTTGAACGAATAATGTAGCAAATCTTACACTTGTAGTTCCTAAAGTATAAAGATTATGTGTATTGGGTATTATACTTCCACTAACTCCTAATTGACCACTACTACTTACAAATAATAAATTATTTCCTACTTGAAATTGATTTAAGTTAGAACTTGATACTACTAAACTTCCTGTTATTGTTTGGTCTCCTATAAATCTATTACTCCCTGTTGTTGCAAAACTAGCTGTTGTATTTATTAGCAAATATGGAGCTAACATTGATGATGTTATGGATGTTAATACATACAGCGCTAACATTGAACTTGTAACACTAGTCAATACATATGGAGTAAGCATTGAAGATGTATTTGCTACCAACATATACGGAGCTAACATTGAGCTAGTACTAGATGTAAGTACGTATGGAGCAAGCATTGATGATGTAGTGCTACTTAGTACATAAGGTGTTAGCATTGAGCTAGTAACGCTAGTCAATACATAGTTTGGTGCAAATGATGCTGTAGATGCAAATGATGCTGAAGTTGTTGATGTTGATGTATTTGCAGAGTTAGCTGTAGTAGCATATGATGCTGTACCAGTTACGTTTCCTGTTAGCGTACCCGTTATTCCGTCTGATACGGTTAAACTATCTTGTATTCTAAATGCCATATTTCTTAATCTTTTGGAATTCCTCGTGCTAAATATCTAAATGTATATTGGTCTGATAAAGTATTTTCTATTCTAATTTCTACCAATCCAGCATTATATTGACCAGTATAATTAATACCATCATAAACTTCACTGCTACCATCATTTTGTAATTCTTCTGTTTTCTTTACTACAAATACTTCAGGTTCATCTGGTTTTACTAAAACTATTACTTTTGTTATAGAATATTGACTTAAATTAATATCATTTTGCGCATGTACATCTAATATAACTGAATAATATTTAGTCGGGTCATATGATACTAGTGTATCTGTAGCCCCTCCTGCAATTGATTTTTTTAAGCCTTTTATACCTGTAAGTAATGATACTTGAACTGACCCACTAATGTATACATCACCGTATATTGATTGGTTCCCGTTAAATGTATTTCCACCAACTAAATCTGCTTTACCGGCTATTTGATTTAAATATGGTTGAACACTTGATGTATAACTATTAAATGATGATGTTGTTACAAATGACCCCGTTTTATTATTAATTGATTGAGTAAATGTATTAATTGATGCAGTATAAGAATTAAATGAACTTGTCGTTACAAATGAACCGGTTTTATCGTTAATGGATTGGGTAAAGTTGTATATTGACCCTGTAAATAAATTAATCGAAGCGGTAAATGAATTAAATGAACTTGTAGTAGTAAAAGACCCTGTTTTATCATTTATTGATTGAGTAAAACTATTAATTGAAGACGTAAATAAATTAATCGATGCTGTGAACGGATTAAATGAGCTAGTTAATACAAATGAACCGGTATTTATAGTCCCTCCCGTCCCAGACCCTGTGGCTACTGTTAAACTAAATGTAGACCCATCTCCTTTTGTAAATGTAAGAGTATTAGAAACTACTGAACCTGTTACCATTAATGAGCCTGTATCCGTAGTTCCACCACCACCTGTGGTACCGGTTATACTTCCACTAATTTGTACTTGGCCACCTACTGAAGCTTTGATATAATGATTATATGGAGGACCTGTTTCAAAATAAAATCCTGACCCCGGTTGACTGCTTCCGCTAATAGTTTGACTTCCCGACCACATTATCCAGCCGCTGCCGCTCGTATATCCATATGTAGATAATGTATTAGTATTTCCGTCTAATGAAATACCTCCATTTAAAGACGTACCTAAATTTAATCTTCCTGGTAATAAATTATCATTACCAGCAATATATTGGTTACTTCCACTTATTTGTACATTTAAAGCATTAGTATTATCAAATTCATAACTATTAACTTGACCATTATCATCAATAAAATCTACTTTAAAATCATAAACATCATCTCGATTTTTCACATTAATCGGAAAATATGAATTAAAGTTAGAAGGATTAAATCCTTGGTCAGGTACAGATTTTAATGAAATATCACTTATATAAAAACTGCCTGTAAGTATTTTAAATTGAAGTCTTCCTGTTCCTGTTTGTGGAGCTAAGAAGTCAATCGGAAAATTTAAATATGAAGGTCCGAAGTTTGTAGAATCTAAATAAAATATTCTTTGACCAATACCTGTTTTATCTACAAATGCAGATCCGGACATATAAACTTCTAATACAAAATTAATATCTTTTACATAGTTAAAATACAATCTATACGAAGACCCTTTTTGGAAATTAACATCTATATTACTTGTAAATAAAATGTCTGCCGATGCAGGGTCTATTTGAGGATTTAGATATAATGAGTTAAATAAACTTGATGTATTAAATGAAGCTGATAAATATGTATTGTTATAATTCCAAAAACTTTGGAATGAAGATGAATCTAAAAAATAACCTACATTACTTCTATCATACTGAATATATGAAGAACTGTTAATTAATAACTCATTGTCAATTGTTTCTGACTCTCCTAATAATTCATACTGTTCTAAAGCCCCTTGACTTTTACCGTATAATTTTATAAATTTTATAAATCCAGATACTGGGTCTAAATTAGCTATTTGTAAATTAACAAAAGATTTAAAGTTATTTATTGGAGAATATATCGGGGTCGGATTGTATGTTAATGTATAATTTACATTTGCATTATTAACTAATCCAAAAGATTGATTAGGCCCAAAGCCAGATATAGATGCCGTCCATGGATTGCTTAAAATAGATACTTGAGAATTAAATATATTTGATACTCTAGAATTAAATATAGTATAACTAGATGTAGTATATCCACTAAAATCAGGTGTTATTGATGACCCCGTTAATATTAATGTACCGTTAAGCATATCATTTATAAATGATTGGCCTTGAGGTATTTCTAATAATGGATATGATTGTTGATATCTATAAATTCCGCTTCCAGAAACTGTTACTGTATTCGCAGGACTTAAACTTCTGCTAATATACGATTTTCTTGTTTCTGAAATTAATATCGAAGGTGGTTGCGAAAATAAAGCTCGGCTTGTATTTTTTTGGAATCGGTTAAAGTCTACAACTGTAGTATAACGTACGCTGTATTTATCTTTAAATTCATTAGGAATAGGGTCTCCATTTAAACCTACAATTGCATGACCTACAAATGTTACTGTTAATGGTCCATTAGAAATATTGTCATAAAGATATACAGTTAATACTCTTATATTTGCTTCATCGCTTTGAGAATATTCTGGAGCTTCGTGATATACAGTATTTCCATATGAATCAATAATCTCAACACTTACGTCATTGTAAATGTCAAGATTATTCTCGTTTAAATTAAATCTAATTGAGTTTTTACCTGGTCCAAATACTTTAGGTATATCTACAATATTAAAATAATATGGAGAATTTGGTAAAGTATCTTCAATGTAAACTGGAAGTTGGTCTAACCCTCTATAAAACAGCTCTTTTCTGTACATTATATGATATTTCTATACATATAATTATCTTACATAATGGAAACTTTAGAAAATCCTTGTTCTTTTTTAATATCAATAAAATGCTCTACCATATCTCTCATAACATCTATGTGAGAAATAATCATCATAAAGTCAAATTGTGTCTTAAGATAGTTAAACAATAAATAAATTTGATTCATATTTTCCGAATCTAATTGAGTAAATCCTTCATCAATTGCAATAAAGTTTGGCTTAGGTAAATTAGTAATACTGATTAACGAATTTCTTATTGCTAATGAACTAATAAATCTCTCCATTCCAGATGTTAATTCTAATGGCCAATAATTGTCATCATCATAAACAATATAAGCATTAATATTCTTTTCATCTGTTTGAAGCATAATATTAAAATCTACTAATTGACCTAATACATTATTAATTTCCATTTCAATTTGAGGCATTACCTTACAAATTAAATCATATGGAACGCCGTTACGATTTGTTGCAGAAAGATATAATTCATAAAATTTATATTCTTGCTCTAACAATCTAAGTTTTTCAATACTATTTAAAGCATTAGTCTTATTTTGTTTTTCTAACTCAATACCAGTTACTAATTTAGACATTTGATTGTTAATAGTACCTAGTTCTAATTTATATTGACTCAATTCATCTTGAATACGATTAATTTCTTTTGTAAAAGATAAATTAAATTCAATAGCTTCTTTATTTTCGTTATACTTCTTAATTGCTTCCTCAGAATCTTTCTTTAGGTTTAATGCTGAAGACCGTCCTACTTTTAGTTGACTAGATGTTAATTCTAATGAGGCTTTTTTATTTTTAAGATTTTGAATGTCAGATTTAAGACTATTAACTTCTAAATTTTGTAAAGTATAAGCTTCTAAAGGTTGCATCGAAGATTCAAGGATATCTTTTTTATTTAATAAATCCTTAATTTCATTTTCATGAGAAGATAAAGTTTCTTTAGTTTGAATAGCATCTTTTACAAATATGTTATTCATACAAAATGTACAATTTTCATCATACTCTAAATCCTCTAACTTTTTTGTTTTATCTAGAATATGTGAATGTTGTACTTTTTTAATTTCTATATCAGAAAGAAGCTTTTTATATTGCTCGTCATACAATTTTAATTGATTTAACGCGCTTTCAATCTCATCCGTATTAAAAGTATTTAGCGTCTCCTCTAAAGTATCAATACGCTCATCTAAACTACTAATTTCATTAGATATATCAACTATTTCAGATAAAAGTCTTTCAGATTTTTCTGTTGATATATCTAAATCTTTTTGCAGTTTATCTAAGTCGTAACTTACGCCTGATAATGGTATTATTTGTTGCGCAATATCTAATAAAGAAGCTTCATGAGCTGTTATACTTTTTTCTAATTCTAAACGTTTAACATCTAAATCTTTATGAAGCTTTTCATTTTCTTTTATAATTCCGTCAGCAGCAGATATTCTTGTACTAAAATCTTGTTTTTGTAAATCTTTTAATACTGCATGAACGTCTTTAATTTCTTCCGAAGCTATCTTTTGTAAATCATCAAATATATTAATATCCAAAAATTGCGACAATAAATCTTTACGTTCTTTTTGAGTCATCTCAATAAATCCAGTATTGTTATTTTGAGCAATTACTGAAGTTAAGATAAAATCTTTATATGTTCCTAAATATGTTCTAATAATAGCATTTGTTTCATCACGCTCTTGCCCATTTAAAGAAATTACTTGACCTGCTTCATCTAATGTATAAAAATTAACATGTACTCTAACATGCCCTGATTTTAATTTTGAACCAGAGCGTTCGATAAAGTATTTTTTATTATTAATCTCTATTTCTAATTTACAAGAAAAAGAATCTTTTTTATTATTTAAAACATAAGCTGCTTTATCTGTTTTAGTAGATTTATCAAAGATACAATATAATAATGAATCTAATAACGAACTCTTACCACTTCTGTTAGATGCAAATAAACCATAAATGCCATTCATTTGACTAAAATCAATAACATTATTTTCGCCGTAACTAAACATATTAGAGAATTCAAACTTACAAAGATTGTATGTTATGTTTTTAGGTATATCTGCACTTTGTAGTTTAGAATTAATTACTCTGTTAATATGTCGTACTCCATCCAATATCTCATCTTCATCAATATCTAAACGATTAGTTAAATAATCTGTTAATAATGTATTTTGATATTCTATATCTCTAACATTACCTAAAGATATTTTTGTTACATTTGTAGGGTCTTTATGAAAGTCTTTTACTTTTTGTGTTACGACATCCTGAACATTATATTTAGATTTTAAATCTGCTACAATTGTTTTTACTTGAGAAGATGTTGTATTTTGAAGTTTTAATTTGATTCTAGGCTTCTTTGGAAATTTTGCTGGATATGAATTTATAATACCATTACTAATTTCTAAGGTAACATATCCATAATCATTTTCTACTTCTATAAATTTAGATTGCTTTGTATTAATATCCCAAACCATTAAACCATGATAATCTAAAGTCTCTCCAAAATTTTGCTGGATAAGGCTTGAAGCATAAGCAATAGTTTTGTCTGAATCTAAGTATTGAAACTTATGTATATCTCCTAATAATGTAATTTGGTGACCTGCAAATGTTTCTGTATTAACTAAATCATTTGTTAATTGAAATCCAACAGCAGTTGACGCTTGATTAACTGCTCCGTGATGAAGAGCAATTTTAATTTTATCATTCGGAATATCTAAAGCTTTAATATATGTTACTGGTTTATCAGCAACGCCCATTACATTAAAGTATACATTACCAAATTCATATACTCCGGTATTTTTTAAATAAAATAAATTAGGGTGTTTAAGAGCGTTAATGATAGGCTCTAAAGCATCTAATCTAGTTTTATTATTTAAATTCATATCATGATTACCAGTAATTACAATAGTATCTGTAATATCTGCTAACGATCTAAAAAAGTCCTGAATTAAATTTATTTGCTCCGGAGACATATCTGTCTTAGAATGAGCAATATCCCCTGCAACATAAATAACTGTATTTGGGCTTTTAGTTACAAAAGTTTTACAGAAATCATATAATCTAGAAAATACAGTACGATATTCTTCGTGTCGCTTTTGTAAACGAATATGAATGTCTGCAATATGTATAATGTATTGTATATTATTTATAGATACATTATCTATTTTATGAATTTTAATCATATTTTTAATTTATACTTTATCAACTCCGAAAATGATAAAGGCTTTGTTTCTTTAATAATTTTAATCATTCTTTCAAACCCAATTTCGTTTGGGTCTTTTTCTTGAAGGTCTACAAAATAAACTGTAATACCTTCATCCATAAATTCTTCTGCTACATTTAATGCTTGTTTTTGAGCATCTTTATCTAAGCAAATATAAACTTCTTTAACTTTTTTTTCTATTAATCTTTTTCTAAGTTCATTAGAAATTGTCTTACCAAATAATGGAATAGCATTACGTTTAATTGTCATTGCATCAATCGCTCCTTCTACTAATACTATTGGTAAATTCCAATTAATATACAATTCAAATCCAACAATATCTTTACTTACATTTGGATTTTTATGTTTGAAATCTGAACCATAAAAGTCTCTACCTACAAAGAAATTTAAACTACCAGATACATTATAACTAGGTATAATAATTTTATGTCTGTATTGACCTGTTTCGCAAAATCCTAAATGATACTTTATAATATCAAAATTTGTAAACCCTCGGGATTCTCTTAAATATTTTAAAGCATTACGATAATCAGGAGTATTCTCTGCTTCTAAAAAAGACTTATATTCTGTAGGAAGTGATAAATGATTTGAAGAATAATTTGCATGTTCTGTAAATAAACTATTAATATCTTTTACAACAACTCCTAATGCTTTATTTAATTCTACAATCTTTTCGTAGCCCGCATTTAGTTGCTTATACAAACTAATTAATTTACGACCTTTCTTTTGGCATACCCAACAACTCCACGGATTCTCTCCTTTAGTATTTGTAATCATTTGAATTTCTAATTTACGCTTATGATGATTACAAAATGGGCAGTGATATGCCACATTACCATTAGAGGTTTTCTTACCTTTCCCCAACACCGATTCTACAGAAGAAACTAATTTAGTATTATCCATATAAGATAATATAATAAAAATTTCTTATTCTTCAAGCCATTCTGCAGGAATTTCTTTAGATGCCCAAAGATATCCATGTTTTTCAGCCCAATCCGCGTAGGTTGTTTTAGATGCTTTTGTTATTTTGTTATTTGGAGTTTGGAATAGAAGACGTATATCTAAATCTGGATTAGCTTCTTTTACTAATTTCATCTTCTTTCTATCTGCCGTAGTAAATCGTCCTTTTGTTTCAATATACATTTTTTCTCCATTTCTTTTAGTAAGTATAAAATCTGGAGTATATGTAGCTAATCGCTCAGGGACAGTATATTTTAATTTTTCAGTTTCATAACTCCACTGCTTACCAGTAGTATTAAGTTGCTCTGATATTTTGTCTTCTAAGCCGGAACGATATCCGTGTTTACGAGCCAGTGCTCGAATTGAAAATTTCTTTTTTGCCATAACATTTATTTTTTTATGAACGATCAAATCTTATTTCAAAGTTCAAATCTATATCATTTCTTTTTGGGACAGGTGTTCCTAATTTAGCCACTGCAACTAAATTATAATTTGAATCATATAATCCAATTGTAGTTATATACGGAGTAAAATCTGACCCAGTTGCGAATGAAAGAAGACTACCGGTAGCATCATATAACGACGGATTAGTACTAGTATTATAATCATTCATCGGTATGTTGATATAGTATTTTGATTGTTCTATATCTAAACTACTCTTATAAGATAAAGTAAAATCTTTTGAGAATGATGCTGAGACTAATTCATTTTGATAGGGAGAATAAACTATCATCCCTTGATCGTAAAATACATTTCCAACTTTATTAGTTTGAAGCATTGACCCTGAATCTGATAATGTTGCTAATGATGTAATTTCACTTTGAGTTAATGCTCTATTATAAAATCTTACTTCATCTAAACTTCCACTAAAAGGGTTTAGGCCTACTGTATTAGATGCCCCTAAATAAATACTACTTTGATTAGATACTTTTGCAGTCGTTGTATCCGTCCCGTAGTTTAATAACGTGCCATTTTTATATATTTGTAAAACACTTCCAGACTTTTGACAAATAATATGTTGTTGTGTATTTGTATTTATTGAACCTGAGGAAATTATACTTGTAAAATTGCTATCAGAACGTCCAAAATTAATTGATGCGCTGGTATAAAATATATCAAATGGATATGATTGTAACGTAGTACTATTCCATTTTTTAGATATTAATGATTGAGTAGTTGCAGTAGAATAAGGATTAATCCAAAATGATATTGCAAAATCATTATCAAATGTATTAAACCAACTATCACCATTATCTGCTACTTGAACATATGATGATGACCCATTAAATTTAGCTTGATATCCATGAGTATAATTACTACTTGAAATACCTGTAATATAACTTATATCTTTATAGTAATAATTTTGCGGAGTATAACTAGAATTAAATTCATTATTAAATCCTAGGTAAATAATATTATCTAATGAAAAACTAGATGTATTAATTCTAGTATCTATTAATTCATAATTTCCATTATCTCGTAAAGTAATAGTTTCATTAGCCTTACCTGTTAATGTTAAAGATAAACTTCCAGGTTTGATACCATCACCCGTTTTAATTCTTGGAATAGAATATGCCGTTAAATTATAATTTAAATTTCTAACAAAGGTGGTATATAATATTTCAAGATAACCAAACTTCTCGTATGGTGTATAATACAAATGATTAATACCTATATATGTATTCTTCATATAACTACCATCTGAATTTTGTAATTCTCCCGCGGCAGATGATGCACTAACATTTACATAAGTATCAGAATAAATACCTCTTAAATATTTAAAATTAGTAGCAGAAAAAGATTGTGAGGTTAAACTCCAGTTTTTGTGAGCAGTATAATTAGTTACGCTTGAATCTTGTATTGAGCCTATTACTTTAGAATCTGTCATTAACTTGTATCTTTATTATAAATATCGATACGATAATATATTCAGTAAAAAAGCTCCAATAAAGGAGCTTTCTTTGTATTTTTAGAAATCTATTTTAACTTTAATTAATAATTCTTTTTCAAAAGATTTTTGTAAAGGTTTACTTAATTTTGCAACAGCAACTAAATTATAATTTGAATCATATAATCCAACTGAAGTTATATAAACTTTTGGATCACCATTCATTGTAGGTTGTGCTAATGTATTAGTAGATCCGCTTACAAATGTAGGATTATTTGAAAAATTAAATTCTTGGTTAAATGCTCTTACAAATACAATTTGCGATTTGATAGATTCTTGATTTCTTGCTGTAAATCCGTTATTTGCATTAATCGCAGCTGCGCCAGAAATTGATGTATATAATTTCCATGCATTATCTCCACCAGGTACTGCTGATGACCCAGAAACATTTGACCCAGTAACTGTATTAAATGATAAATTTGAATTTAGTCTATCTCCATTTAAAACGATTAATCCTAAATCTGGATAAACTAAACCATAAGTATTTGCTGATGTTATAGTACCTCCAAAAATTCCTCCTGATATAGAACCGGATACAATATTATAAACTTTTCCTCCATTTGCTGTAGATACATTTGTTGGAGATATGCTATCATCAATCAAACTAATAACTTTTGCAGCCGACCCAGATACTCTAACATTACTTCCAGTATATGCTGCATTTGAAAATGCTGCACCATTTAATTCTGCTAAATTTAATTGCCATGTACCAATATTTAATCTTTCTTTTAAACGTGCTCTGTCTACTGTAATTACATAAATACTGTCAGAATTTACACCTCCATAAAAAGTAAATTGCGTATCTGTTGATGTTAATAAAATATTTTTATATTGAGAATAAATAGCTCTTGTAGGAGAATCACTTAATTGACCTCCTCCAGAATAACTACCACTACCTAATCTATTTCCATATGTAACAGCAAATTGACCACTGGCACTAGTACTAGTATCGCTAACAACACTATAATAATATTGTTTTTGTGTATTGCTTAGTAATGAGCTAGTATAATATGTAGTTAAACTACTTACATTATTCGCCCATAATGGAGAAGTAACTAATTGAAGATTATTAGCTACTATATCACTTCCTGTATTGAATGCTTTAAATGTTTGTGACATGTTATATTATTATCTTTATAGTGATAAATTAACTGTATATGTTGCTCTACCACCAATTTCATTTGCATCTATGTAAATTAAACTAGTTTTACTAGGAGAACCTCCGGTAGTAAGCAATGATGCGGCTTGTGCTGCTGTTATTGCTTTTTGCGTAATTGTAAAATTCGATTGTACAACAATTGAAGTTAATAAATTAGAGTCGCCAATTGCTGATGTTGAAGACTGATTACCTACAAAGTTAACTCCTAACATGCCTACAGAACTATCTTCAATTTTAAAATATGTCGGGTCATATGTAATTGTATATCCTAACATATTATTATTATAATTTGGATCTGATGTTGAAATAGCTACTTCTTGACTTCGAGCATTTGATGTCGTTTTAATAGAACCATCATTATAATTCCATTTAAATGTATTTGTTGTAGGTGCAAGATTTACAGTTACTAATGCAGGCGTATTTCTAGGCAACGTTATTAATTTACTTTTTAAATTTTGCTCTGGAATTGGAGATGCTTCCAATACCGGCATATTTTCAATAATAATACCGTAATAATCACTTCCTAATGGATGTGCTGGATTCCATAAATCATAATTTACTTCATCATCGCCTAAAGCAAAATATCTAATATCTAAGCCGTTAGTATTACCACCCTGTGCTAATATTTCTCGACCCTTTGTAGTTAATATTGCGTCTACAGTTACGCTAGCATTATTTAAATATCCCATAATGTTTTATCTTCTTATTTTAAATAATTATATGTTAAGATTGATTTTTAACCTAAATTAAATCCCGGACCTGGATTTGTAGTTCTGCCTGCATTATTAGGATTTGTGCTCGGAACTGGTTTAGTTGTGCTAGGAGGTGTAATAGTAGGTACTGATGGATTATTTCTAATTGTACCTGGTCGTACATATGTAATAGTAATAACTGGAGAATTATCTGGCAAATCTTTACTATTAACATTATATCCTGCGGCAGATATTTTAGTACCTTCAAATGTTCGTTTTCTATACGCTAATAAAGCATAGTTATAGTCTTGAACTTCAGCAGCTTTATAACTACTACTACTATTAAATTTTCCTAAACTTGCACTTTCCGCAGTAGAATAGATAGGATAAAATACTTGTCTTGTTAATGATGGTGTGTTTTGTAATACTACAGTACCTGTAGGCTCAAATCGTACCATCATATCAACAACTCCAGACCCAGAAATAAATTTACTTGAACTGTAATTATATATACCTGCTTTTTCTAATTGCTCCGTATAATCAATACTTGCACTGTATACTGGGTATTCTCCTGATAGTATAGTTTGAGTATGTGTATTAATATTTCCGTCATATGAAGGTATTGTAACGTTAACATCATCTACAATAATAAATTTGCTACGTTCTAATACATTTTGTCTAATTTTAATACTATTATCTAATACAACTCTTGCAGGTAATAATTGTTTTAATTGGTCAAAGAAAGAATAATCATATACCGACAATAATCTTAATAATGCTGGCATATTATTTTTATCTTTATACTTTTTCCAATATTGATATTGTATTGTTTGTAAATTAGTATAGTAAGATAAATTTTGGTCTGCAGGGTCTCCTATATAATCATCAATATCAAAATATCCTAACTGATTATAGATATCCGAGTCTACCATATCTTGTGGAGATAAATAAACTCCTAAAACGTTAGTATCTTTTGGTGTTTGTTCTGAGGTAGGAGTTTCTGCAGAATAATCAATATTTAATGAGCTTGATAAAGGAGTATCAACAATACGTATTTTTTCTGTATAAATATTATCACTTCCTAAACTAGGAACTGCTACATATGTAGTATAATCTTCTCCTCCTAAATCTGTAAATACAAATCCACTTAATGTCGCAGCAGATGCTATTGAACCAGAGAAACTCGGTCTTCCTTGATCTGGATGCACTGAAGGATAACTTCCTGTAATATCTGTTAAGTAAGAAAATGGTGCTCTGAAATCTAAATAGTTAAAAGCATCTGGGTCAGCATTACCTCCATAGAATAATGGATTTCTTGTATATTCTAGCAAGGTAGCATTATTTAACTCATATGACCAATATCTAAATTCGTTCATATTACCATCAAATGCTTTATTAGACGTACCATAACTTGCAGACCCTATAATTATATTACTAGGTGAATTATAGTAGAAATTTGAGCCAATTACAGAGCTTGATTGATTATAAATTATATTATCGTAATTTTTAACCGCGGCAGAAATTTGTACACTAGAAGAAACTTCATACGTAAATAAAGTATACAATAAAGACTTTAAATAACTATCTGCTTCAAATGTAGAACTTGAGGCTGCCATTCTTGCACTAAACGCTGCTACTAAAGCATCTACTGTAGGTGTCCCGTCAGAAACCGGTGTTCTTGTAATCATTAATGATGTCCAATCTCCGTTAAACATCGGAACATTATCTAAAGATGCACTTATATAATTTACGCCATCATTTAAAAGATAATATGTAATCTTACCTTCTTTAGGTCTATATCCACTAGGTTGATCGTATGTAATATAAAAATACGGCAATCCTGCATTGTCTGTTCTTAATAATGTTCTAGGATATAATGATACTGTTGGATCTGGTTTAAATCTAAACTGTATTGTATTTGGATATGTATTTGTAGAATATAATGGAGCCCAAGGAATTGATACTGATGCTGTAGGACTAGTTGCATTATTAAATTCTAACGAATAAATAAACTTATCTACTTGCCAATTTGGAGTTATATTATTTGTTGTAGGTCCACCAAATTCTTTAATATTAATAACTGTAGAAGGAATTCCATAACAAGACATTAAAGCTTGAATAGAACGTTTAGTTCCTTTTGTTTTTAATAAATAAGGTAAGTTATTTACAATACGATTCCAAATTTCTAAAGTATACTGCTCTGTAGAAATTGTCGGAGTTAAACTTCCCGTTTGAAGATAATTTCCATTAGCATCTAAACCAGTTACATACTGCCAAAGACTATCTTTCTTTTTAGAGTTAACTAATTTCCATCCAAAAGAATCTGCGACTGAAGTTAATAAATCCTTACTAATACCATCTAATGGATGTTCTTCTCGAGAATGTATTGAAGTTAAATGATTAATGTATGTATAGATAATGTCAAAATGATGACCTATCATATTTACGAATACAAAATATTCTGAATTTCTATCATCTAATAAAATACTTGCTGGTACTGTCTTTAATAAAGAATTGATATTATTTTTATCATATTCTTGTAATATCGCTCTTGTATTTTCTACATATGTTATTACAGCCGAAGATGTTGTATTTTGTAAATTATACCCTACATTAGAATTTAATGATCCGGTAGAATAGTTATCAACCCAAAAATTGTATGATTCTAACCAATTTAAACTACCCGTAGTTGTTTTAGGCCAAGTAGCAATACTTCCGGTATAGAATGTATATAAACTTCCAGATTCAGCACCAAAATATAAATACTTTTCAAAATCATCAAATCCTGTAATTATTTTATTACGCTTTTTTACAACATCAATAATATTTGCTGATTTGATACTTTGATTAATATTGTTAAGAGTATTTAATTGCTTATTATAATCTTCTATTAATTGTATTTTGTAATAAAAGTTATAAAATCTTTCTTCTCCCGAACTATAAAATATAAATTGTTCTGGTTTACTATAATCAATATTTAATTTAATACTTCTTAAATCACTTCCAAAATATGAATCTATAATTTGTTGCGATGTAGATAAATTTACATCTAATAAATCATTCCATGTTTGGAAGCCCGTAGTTGTATTTTTATATAAATCTACATCTATACTAAAATTAGGACCTTGAATTGCAATTGTAGGATCTACAATTTCTACATTTTGTATATATTCTACTACATCTCCATAACTAAAAAATACTTCGTCTATTTCACAAACTTGAGTAACATCAATATCAATAGGTAATGGTTCGTATAATTTAACTAAAATTTCAAAAGATGGTGGGCCAACTAATTCAATATTAAGTATTCTAACTAATCTGTTTTGGCCAAAGTTTAAAAATATATTTCTAACTTTACCATTTCTAGTTAAAATAGTTTCAAAATCTGTTTTACCGTCTACTTTAGTATCTAATGCTAATTGATTTTCTGAATATACAGAAGATATAATTCCTTCCGTAACTGCAGGAGTAAAAGTACCATCAAGATTAAATGTACCCTGAGGTGCAGAAATTGATTGTGTAAATTGCGATACCGCTTGTTTTCTTAATAATCTAACTTCTGTTCTAGTAGAAGATATTTCTTCAACAATTAAATTATTAGGAAATGGTCCGCCGATTTGATCGTATGAATTAACAATATAATAATACTTACCAGAATTTAAATTACTTTGGTCAAAATATGTAGATAAATTAATATCTAAATATTTATCCGCTGCTTCTACTCGAAAAGGAACTTTATTATTTTCTACATAACTTTCAATTAATATTCCATCAAACGAATATAAATTTACTTCATATTTGCTAGACTGAGCAACCGGTGTTTGAGTATTTACTTGACCTATTATTGATAAATCAGTATTAGTAAAACCACTTTCGTATGTTGGTTTATCTGTTTGAAGTAATGTATCTATTAGCATTTAATATAATTATCTCGGTAAGAAAGAGAATGTAGAACCTGGTAAGATTTCCATTAAGAAATTATCTGGTATTGTAGATATACTATTTGAACCTGGGGCAATTGGTCTTGTTAATGTATATTTAACGGGTAAATATATAACATTACCTCCTAGGAGCTGCGTCGTTTTTACATTCATTTGAAATTCTTCAGAAACATCTCCTTCTTTATATGATTGTTTATTTAATGTAGCCGTTAAATTTGTTCCTGTTTGTTTTTCAAGTGTAGTTGTACCATCTCTCCAAAATAATAATGTAGTATTCATTTTAGTTACATTATTTAAATCTGTCTTTCCTATATATTTAAATCTAAATTTTATAGTTGCATCTAAATCATAGGTAGCTTCGGAATTCGCATCTGCGTATACTGTTGCTTGTTTATTAGGTATACTCCAGAATTTTAATCCGTTTGATTGTCTACTATTAAAATTAGGAGCTGTGCTATCATCATTAAATCCTATATTTTCATATACTATTTGACCGTTATATGTAATCTTAGAGTTATTTTTAATTACAGGATACGCATATTGAGGTTCAGTTACAGAAACTAAAAATCCTCCTTTTAAATCTGTAGATAAACTGTTAACAACATTATTTAATGAATTTACTTGAGTAGTCAATTCTTTAATTAATGCATCTTTATCAATTGTAGGTGTTAATTCCGTAAATTCTTTATTATCTAATAAAAATCGGTCATATTGGTCTAAGGTAATAATTTGTTCTTGACATAAAATGCTAACAACACTACTACCACTTTCATTAACTATAAATTGTCCTAAACTATTTCTTGCCATATTATATTATACTAAAAACTTCATCTGCTTTAAAATACTTAACTATATTTCCGCTTACTACTTTATAAACAAATCTATAAAATCTGTTTCTTTGAAGTATATTAAAATTAAATACAAAATAATTACCTGTACTATCACAGCTTACTTTAGTATAATTACTAAATGGAACTAACGATTCTCCGGTATAATAATCTTCTACACCGTAATAAGTAGTTTGTGGAAGATATTGAACAATGTTATATGCACTGCCCGTTGCAAATGTTCTTACTGGGAAAAGTGGTCTTGATATTAATCTAATAGTTTCAATAGAATTTTGGTCATATTGCTTATTAAGATTTTTAGTTATAATTGTATATCTATCTGTAGATAAAGCTGGTAATGAGCCTGTTACAAACGAAGAATCATCCCAAGCTAATTCTAATCTAGGAGGATATACTGTATTTGTTTCGTTACTAAAAAATTGAATAGGTCCATAAGTTTGAGTATCATATTCTAATGAACCAGATACTTTAATTATAAATCCTTGTTCTACAATAGAACCACTTAACCAGGCATTTACGATATTAGATACATTTAAATTTAAGTCTTGTCTTAAAGGAGAATAGGTAAATTGTTGTTTTGATTCTGAAGCAGCATACCAATTACCTCCCATTTTATTTACTAAGTACGATGCTGTAACTCCCGTAGCAAATGAACTAGTTGCCCAAGCAGTTGCTTCTGTTGCATATTGCCAAGAGACTCCATCTGTTAAAAATGGTAAGTAGTTTAATTTACCTGTACCTCTTGTCCATGATTGTGATACCGGGTAACAAGCAACTGTATAATCTACTGGAGCATCAATAGATTCTAAACTATATAATTTTAATGTAGAAACTAAACTACCGGTTGATACTAAACCTTGACTTCTTAGGTTAGCAATTGATTGACTTGCATTAAAATTAATTAAAATTCTAGATACTTCAATAATACTATTACTAGTAACAACTTTTTCTAATTCCAATACTTCGTCTAAACCAGCATTTAATGTTGGTTCTTTTTCGTATATTGTTGCGTCTTGGTCGGAATATAAATGATATATCATTGCTTAATTAATTAACCTGTTACTCTACCTTTAATATCTTTATTTGGATATTTAATTTCAAAAATGCAAGGATCAAATGATGGATAAATTACACCATCTTTTGTTGCAGCAGTAATATCATATTTATTGTTTGAATACCCAATATCTGCACCCGTTAAATTATTTATTGTTATATTTGATACTGTTTGCACCCCATCAACTCTATCTAATTCTGCATAAAGTTTTGATAAAACTATAGGCTGATTAATTTGCCATTTACTAATATCAAACGTATCTTTTAATTTTGCAATACATTTTAATAATACTTCATTAGCATTATATCCTGGTAGAACTATAATACTAAAATCTATACCAATGTTTACAATATACGCATCTTTAATATTAATAGCATCCGTAATCATTCTATATTGACCTAAATATGTAGATAAATTAGTTTTAACAATAGAATTTAATGATGTTAAGTTTTTATTGATATCATATCCTAACACATATAAATCCATTGCTAATTGATTTGCACTTACAACGCCTTTATCAGTTACTTTATCTTTAGATTGCACAATATATGCTTTAGCTACAGATCCAAATCTTTGTGGCATTGCATATACACGTATAATATAATCTTCTACTGTTACTGCTCTATTTTGAGAAGCAAAGTTTGCAATTGCATTATATCTAATTTCATCAATACTTTCTAAGCTCTTTCCGCCAACTGCTGGTAATGGATTATTTACGGCTACTGAATTTTGTATTCTAGTAAATAAAGCTTGATTTAACCCAGTACCATCAGAATCAAATGTAACGCCTGCAATAGTAGTTAATGTATCTGTTTGAACATTAGACTCAACTCCGCCGCCTGTTGTATATCTTACAGTTAATGTAGTATTTGCAGGGGCTAACCCATATGTTTTAGAATATAAAAAGTTACTTGGGTCAATTGAATAATCTATATTTGTTGAATATAATGAACTACCAACTAAATCTGGATTAGGTATTAATTCTTCATCTGCTGATGTTGAAACTCCCGCCCCGAATTGTATTGTAATTGTATTGTCTGCATTAACTCTCGTTTCAAATCTTCTCGATACTTTTTTAAGTTTTAATAAATATGGAGCTACACTATTTGATGAAGTATAGTTTATATTTGAATATTGATCATTCTTAACTTCATCAAAAATAGTATCTTGAGCTAAATAAGGAACTTCGTACCAAAGATTACCATCCGAATCTGTAATATCTAAAACCTCAATTATATTTGTATCTGTTAAAATAATTTTATCATATCTTTTAGGAGCCCCAAACGTAAATGTTTGTGTTGTAATTGTACCTGCTACCGCTTTTGCCGTTTTCTTTAATAAATAATAAATAGGATTGTTATTATTATCTACTTGATAAACTGATAACGCATCTGCTCCGGCGTTCATAATTGATGCTGAGGTAAATACTACTGGTTCAATTGTTCTAAATTGTACATTTGAATTATTAGATTTAACAACCATTTCTTGATTAATTGATAACGCATAATTCCAATCTGGATAATATGTAGACCCACTTTGAATTGCAGGTAACAATTGAAATACATCTAAATTTACAGTTGCTGGTACAGAATTTTTAGGCTTATAACCACGCTCTTGAGCTAATTCTAATAAATTAGCGCGTTCCTGAGAATATGATAATAAACTTTCTTTTAATTGATTATCTGTATAATATGAAAGTACATCTCCTACATACGCAGCCATTTCAATAAACATCATACCTGGCGATGTTTCATTAAAGTCATTATATGTATTTGGGAAGTAGCTCTTCGCAAACTCTATAAGAGATTGTCTAAAACTACTAAAGTCCTTATTAATATACTTTATATCTTTTTTTGTATTATTATTTAACATTATAGTATAGCTATTGTTCCTGATTGATTAATGTCTAAAATTATAGTTTGGTTTGCACCGTTATTTGTTACACGAAAATTAAGAGTAATTAATAGTCCATGTTCTGCTTCCGGCCCTAACGAATCTAATTTTTGTTGTATATTAATACTATTTATTATAATATATGGCATCCAAAAAGAAATGGCAGAAGAAATTTCATCTTTTAAATTTTCTCCCACTTCTGATGTATTTGGATCAAATAGTAAGTTCATAATACCTGTACCAAAAGTTGGTAAATATCTACGCTCCCCTTTACTGGTTAATAAAAGATTTTTTAAGTTAGATATTGCTTGTTCTTGAGTACTGTACGAAGATTGAAATACTCCTTTCGAAGCATTATTTAATGGAAGTAGTACTCCTACTGCCACATCCGGTTGAGTATCAATTACAGGTATTTTACTTAAAACCTTTGCCATTTATTAAGCCCCTTTTTTCTTATTAATTGCTTTCATTAATGCAGAATAATCCCTTGTTAATGCTTGCTCAACTTCAGGTGCTACTTCTGTTACCGGGCGACCATCAATATCTGTTCTAGGAGCAATTGATGCTACGCTAGGTACAGAATTCATACCTAAACTCGACATGTTTCTCATTGTTGGCCATTCATCAAAATCATCATGTCCTATTTGTCTAGGATTGTATTCTTCTTCTAAAATTCCATGAAAATCTTTAGTTGCAAATCCATTATTAGCTGTTTCATTTAAAATATCATTAATAAGCGGATTGCTTGAAAATGTAGTTGCAGGTTTTTTAACTGCAGCTTTTTTAAATACAGGTTTTGATGTTTGAGGAGCTTCAGTTACAATTCTTTGATTTGTAGATGCTCTTTTAGATACTTTATCTAGACTTTCATAAAGATAGTTCATTTCGTTATGTATTGCGGCTTGAACTTCTTCTTTAATGATTTGTCTTAATTGTTTAAAAAATTTATTACTGTCCATACTGACTCTTTAATATAATTATCTAAGTCAATAAAAGATACAGTATTTTTTAAAGTTTCACTTTTGATGAAAGTAATGTAGAATTAGCTTGAGCGGCAGCTGTTACTAATCTAGGACCAATTGTCGGGTCTGCAGTTGTTAAAGGAACTGCTAATGGAGTAATTACATTAAATATTGTAGTTAAAATATTTTGAAGTATTTCTCCGTTAACGCTAGAATATATTGCAGGGTATCCTAAATTAATTGTAGGGGCGTTTAATGTTATTGCATTTGAAGACTCTAATACAATATCACCTTTACTAGTTATCGATATTCCATTTTTCGATGAAAGCGCTAATTCTTTTTCTTTTGCATTTAATACAATTCTATCTGAATTCATTATTATTTGCTTTCCAGATAGATTTTGTGCAAACGTTCCTATATTAATATTAGTTACTGTAGTCGGGCCCGCTAATTTTAACGGAATACGTTGTGTTGAAGTTAAATAAATAGACGAATCATCTTTATTAATATCTTCAATTCTAAATCCTTTGCCGGCTGTATTCTTTTTTGTATTTGAAATAATCAAAATAGGGTCACCAGGATTACCTAAAGTCCATGTAGGTTGTTTTGTAATACTCGTTACTCCCGTTACCGTCGAGCTTAATCTTATAGAATTTCCGCTTCTACCCTCTAATACAATATCCCCTTCAAATAACTGTAAAGGATTAATTCCATTAACAGGTTTAAATGTTTTTTTAGTTCTATCTGGTTGAGTTTGTTTAGGTGCGCTTGAAACTCCTAAAAATGCATCTCTATAATTCGTAGCATTTGAAATAGGAACATTACCTGCTGTCGGAACACCATTATAATTTATACTTGACTGAATATTAACATCATTCATATAATAAAATGTGCCTTCATTCAATCTAAAATTACCTGCAAATGCAGATGCAGCCGTAACAATTAATACTATTTCTCCCGGAACTGGAATGGACTTAATATGAGCGTTTAAAGGTAATGCAGTATTAGTATTTTCATCGTTGTTGCCGGGACGATTTAAAAACTTAAATCGTATATTATAATATCCCGGAACATTATCTTTTAAAATAACTTCTATTACTTCTGCTGATTGTAGCATTACTTAATTGGTTTAGATAATGAATCTTCAATATCTTTATTAATTTGACTAAGGTCTTTTAAATCGCTTTGAATTTGTTTTAATTCATCAGGAGAAAGTTGCCATTCTCCAATACCTGCATCTGCCTTTTGTTTTGCTTCAGATGCTAATAGTCGTTGAACGACGGAAGTCATTTTTATTAACTGCTCGTCGTTCTTAACACCCACATCCAAATATTCTTTGATCAGTGGTACAATTACAGCAGCATCATTAATACTTTTTACTAATGGAGATAACTGCTGAATTAAATTATCTATTTGTTTATTTTTCTCTTTTTGATTTACATGTATTTCTTTAAATACATCTGCTAAAGAAGTTTTACCGTAAATTGAATCATTTATAGTAGGCATAATTATCTTTTAAAATAATTATCTCTTAGCCTTAATCTTTTGCATTCGAACTAATTCTTGTAATTTATAAGGGTCTAATTTTATACCATCATTAATTTGAAAACTCTTATACAAAATTTCATAAATTACTTTAATATCATTTACTGTTTTTGTAATTGTTTGAGTCTTTAATCCTGTTCTTTCTCTAATTAAAATATACAAAGCCTTCTTATTAAAGTTTTCTATATTATCTCTTGTTCTAAACAATTCTAAGATTGAATCAGCTACAGACATTTCTTTTTGCGAGTCAAATAAAATAGGTAAATTTGAATCTACATATTTTACAAATTGCTCTACAAAATCGTAAGTTTCTTCAACGAAATCTTTATAAGATTCTTCTGTCATCAAATTACGTTCAATATCGATATTTTCTGTATCTACATTACTTTTAAGCTTTTGATGACTTTTCTTAATAAATAAGATAAGATAATTTCTAGCGATAACTGAAAAATACGAAAATGCTTTTCCATTTGAATGAACGTATTTATTTAATCTTTCGCAAAGAAATGTAATCGTATCATTTAATAAATCTGTATACGAATCTGTATATTTCCAGGCTTGCAATTTGAAAATCCAATTTTCAACTATTTTCTCAAACGGCTTTTTAATATCGGAGTTATAAATTCTGCTTTTTTCTGCAAAATCTGTTGATGCAATATATCTGCAAATTGCATCTTCCGTTGCTTGAGTAAAATATTGCTTCTTATCTACTACTGCTACTGTCTCTTGCATCTTCTTCTGAATATGTTATGAATAATTGGTTACTAGTTTCAATAAGATCTTTTAGCATTTCAAACGTACCTCCAACTTCATCATCAGATTCAAATATTTTCTTATTATCAATTTCTCTCATTTTATTTAAAATGTTATTAAAACGTAAAAGAAGCAATTCTACTTCTTCTGTTTTTTCTAAAATACGTTCTTCGTATTTTTCTACTTTATTAAGTAAGTTATAAACGGTATAAGTTAAACCTAATATTAGTAATATTAATATAGTGTATATCATAATTTATTTTTTAAAAAAATCTTTAAATAAATCATCTACCGAAGTATTATTTGATTGAAATACTTCTGAAGTTGATATTTTATTTGTTTTTACAATCGTTGTTGGAATTGAATTATCTTTCGGAGTTTTATTATCATGCTCAATTCTAGAAGCTAAATGATCTGCATGATGTAAAATAAACGTTAAATTAGATTTTAAACCATATTCTGGTTTGAATGCCATATAGTAGCCTTTATTTGCATCAGAATACATGCCATCATGTAATTTAATACCTAAATATTCATTTTCTGAAACAGGAATATTAAACTTTTGTAATGTAAATAAACTTCTATCTGGAACTTTCATATAATGTAAACTTCCGTTTAATTCATATAATGCTCCTTGATTTTTTCTGTGCCATTCTGAAGGATTAGGAATATAATAAGGTTGTTTAACATCACCTGCTTTTCCTAAATCATGATTAATTGCTGCAAATACTAATTCTTCTTTTGTAAATCCTTTTATATCTGCTCCTAATTCTCCCCAAACTTCATATAATTTAAGTGAGCAATTAACTACACGAATTACGTGGTCGATATAACCTCCTACAAAGCAATTATGGTAATTATCATTTCCTGATGCCGGTGCTAATACTAAATCATCTTGAAACTCTTCATACATTTTAATTAATGCAGTTCTTCTAGGTTCTGCAATATGAGTTTCAATAATTTTAATAAAGGTGTTCCAATTTTCTACTAATTGATCTTCTGTAAACTTCATAACTTATATTATTTTATCTATTAATTTTAATTTTAATGCTTCTTCTGCTGTTAGGTACCAATCTAGTTTACATTTTTCTTTCCAAAAACTAGCTTCAATACCTGTTTTCTCAGCTAACATCTGACAACTTACTTCTTCTACATGATTAAAATAATCTACTGTAGATTTAATACTATGAAATTTATCTTGCATTTCGTAAGTACCTTCGTGAAGCATCATTGTAGAATTTCTGCTCATCGCTCTAATACCAGTAGCGCATGCTAATATCCAAGCTCCTGCCGATACTGCTTGACCTCTGCAAACTACATTTACTTTAAAAGGTAAAGATTGAATGTAATCAATAATACCATTCATTTCACAAATATCACCTCCTGGAGAATTTAAAGAAATTGTAATTGGTCTATCTTTTTCTTCTTCTGTACGATATCGTAAAATAATTCTTATAGCATACATTATATTGTATAATGTTTCGCCATCCTTCACCGGACCATGTAAATAAATTACTTCATCATCTACATTAAATCCATGTTCAGCTTGTTTAAATAAGTATTCAGCAGAATTAATATCATACTCATATACTTCTGTTTGAACTTCTTGTTCCGAATCCGAGGTAACTTGTTTAGTATTAGTTACCTGTTCTCCATATATATTAGGTCTTGTTTTTTTCTTAATCATATCTGAATATAATAAAAAAATCGTATATAAACAAATAAATCTCCACTGCTTTTAACAATGAAGATTTAGTGCTTAGATTTAAAATTTTAAAAGGAAAATTAAAAGTGGTATTCTTTTATTGAATTAAAGAGAACGTAAGTATACGATCATCAAAAAGCTTAATAACCTATATCTGTTGGCTCTAGTTCAATTAAAGAAATAATATTCTCTACTTTAGCTCTTACGTTTTGAATTTCCTGTGCTACTTGAGGCGCGGACAATGTATGAGTATCTAATCCTTTAACGATAGATAATAATTGATTGTTAATTGCTTCCAGCTTTGTTTGTGTTTGTAATTTGTATCTCATGACCGATTTATATTTATTATAATTATACTAATATTAATTTATTTAAATTATATAATAATGGTGTGGACCCATTTCTTATTCTATCCCATCATCATTATAATTGATTTTTCGCATAAGTCCTAATCTTTTTTCAATAATTTTTTTCTGTACTCTAAAAGCGCTACTTCTTTAGACTTAGCTTCGATCATAACATCAATATTAAGACCATGACAATTGATCGGGCCATCAATTAAGTCACTATGAGCTTGAAGTTTAATTTTAGGGTCGTTAAGATGTAAAGATTTACTCTCAGAATAATGTGTAGTAGTTATAACATCCATCGGCCAAGTGCAAGAAGCTAACTTAAGCGCTTCGAATTCAGATAAATCGCCAGTATTGAATTTATGATGATGAAAATCAAATACAATAGGGATACCACATTCAGAATGTACCATATGATACAAATCTTTAACAGAGAACATAGAAGCTTTATCATCATTCTCAACAGTTAAACGACTTGCGCAAGCCGAACTTAAACTCCTCATATTTTTTACCCATGTCTGCGCAGCAACTTCTTTATTGTTATATGTAGCGCCAATATGTATGTTAATTTTGTTATAAGGAGATTCTTCTAAACCTAACAAATCAAATACTTTGGAGTGGTTTTCAAGCTCTATAAGCGTCTTTTTAACTACAGCTTCATTAGGAGATGCTAATAAATTAAAAGGGCCAGGATGAGCGGTTAAGCGGTGGTTATGAAGGCGAATATATTGGCCAATGCGCTCCATAATTTCTTTAATCCGAAGAAAGTCTGGCAAATCTTCAAACTTATACTCACTTAACCAAGGAAATATATCACTGCTAATACGAAAGAATCGTATTTCATTAGCTTCATTCCAATGTACAATTTTTTCTAAGTCAATTACATTCTTCAATGCTAGCTCAGATGCATACGGAAGACCTTTGGCCTTAAACGTAGCTTGCTTCATACCGCGATTAGTACTAATCTTACTTTTTTGCAAAGTAGTGTTAATACACGCATAACCTAAATTTCTTATCATATCATAAAGATAAGGTAAACAAATCAAATAACCAAATTTTTTTACATAAAAAAAGCCCTTAATAGGGCTTAATTTAAACTTGTCGGGTGAATAATTGAAAGTAACCGATATACTTCTACATATTTAAAACATGTTTGCAGTTTTAAAACTTCATTTTTTAATAAATGTTCTTCTGCTGGAGGTTTTGTAAAAATATATCCGTCATTAAACAAATAATTTTTTGTAGATTGTATAGAAGATATTCCATTTCCAGAAATAACTAACGCATCTGGTAAGAGTAAAATATGTACATAATTTGGGTCATATGACGATTGCTCTAAAACGCGTAATAATTTATTTGATATAAGATTATTTTCAGAACCTTCTTCCGGTTCTAAAAATTCTTCTTCAAACCCATCTTCGAATTCTTCGACTTCTAAACAAAGGTCATATAAAAATAAAAGCTTCTCTCGGTTAGGTAAACTTTGAAAAAATTCATAATCATCTTTGTTTAGGACAATATTATCATATACAAATACAGGCTTCGTCATTTAAAATTTGTTTTTTGTGAAATTTCGTTAAGAATCTTTTTTACTTCAACTGTTAGTGATTTATCAAAATTTTCAATATAATCAATAATAGTATCTACAACTGCTAAATTAGAAATATCATTAAGATTTTCTAAATGCGCTTGCAAATTATATAGTTTTTGTAATACTAATGCTTTATCTTCCGTAGAAGAATAGCTCGAACCCATACTATTTTTAATAGCAAGTGAATTAAATACACCTGATAAGTCTAATGCCATTTATAACCTGATTAATCATTTATAAATATCTTTGACATTGTTTTATTTTTAGCTCTTGTTGAATGAATCCTATCTGCTCGAGATTTTAAACGATTCATTTTTGATTCATCAATTTCACTTATTTTATCGGGATGCGTCCTATTGAAGTTTTGAGTAGTTTTACAACAAACTAAAGCTTTATTCCAAGCTTCTTCTTCCGTAACGGTTGTAGGTATAAAATACTCATCAAATAAATTAATAATAGTATCATCTATCGAATCAGGTATTCCAATATA